GCCGCCAATCAACTGTTGAAGCGCATTGAGATTTCCTACCGCCCCGGGCGTGCCTTCCTTGGCATTCAGACCCGGTACGTTTTCTAGATTCCCACCAGCCGCCGCCATTAGCTGTGCGAACTGTGGATTGTCTACGATAAGTTCGTTAACTTCATGGCCTAGTCCGATCTCACGCGCCATCACACGAATCCATCCAGCAGATGCTGCCGCAGCGGCGAGTGTAGGCGACTGCCCGATAATCTGTGTCATGAGCATCAGATCCTGCACACGATCGCTTCTGATTGCACGCATTCGGCTGCCCATCGCACGGGCGCTATAGCTGTACGTCATATCCTGCGGCGTCATCGTCCCACGTTCCTGTGGAATCGGCTTGCCACTAGTCGGATCAGTCTTGAACGAATCGCCCAAGATCAGGTATCCGCGCGGTGTCGAGAGGAATTGCTTGTTGTGCGCAAGGAATGCATCACCAAGCGGTTCCATGATCTGAGATTCGAATAGCATAGCTTCGAGCACAAGACGGATTGCGACGGCATCCCCGCGCGCCATATCTCCACGCGCCGTTGAACGCCCCGGCGCTCTGATGCCGATCACAGATTCATCCAAGATCCCAGAAACGCGTTGCATGTCCTGCCACATCGATTGAATCGCCTGAATGCCCCACTGCAGACCGCCAAGATTCGGCTGTCCAGGCATAATCTTCTCTGCTGGGGAGCCGGTGATCGGAATCCACCGCCCAGGCCTCAGGAAGAGATTGCGCGGATCAACGCCCGCTGAGCGATCGAAGACAAACCACGGATCGATGCTCACATCCAAGGTATCGAGAATCTGGTTAGTGAACTTGTTAATGCCTAGCTGCAGCTTCGAACCCATTTCTCCACGGCCGGGACCGAAGAAGAAGTGAGGATCTGGGTTGAGGGAGCACACCTCAATCGGACGGCGGGGGAGAAGATAGGGGAATCCCTTATCCCGCAGCAGGAACTTGCTATTGGCAACGGTGATGACGCGGAAGTTCGCCTGCGAATCTGCCGGCAGAAGTTCGTTCGGCATCGCAATGCCGCAGAGTTCGAAGCATTCGACCGGGCGTGCGTAGCGTTCACGCAACCGAGCAGTCTCGTCATCGTCTCGCATGCCTGCCCCGCGCTGCGCTTTCAATGAGTCCATCGCTGCCTGCGCGCCGGAGCTAGTCTGCTTCATACGCGCGACTTCTTTCGGATCGAAGATTGGCTCGCGCGTGTCGCTGGCGTGGGACAGGTTCTCTACCTGCGAGAAATCCAGCCAATAGCGCCGTCCGAACCAAGCCATATCGTGATGATGTTTGAAACCAGGCTGCGGGAAGCCGTCGAGATTGTCGAAGGGTTCGAAGTTCGGACCGTCGAAGTTAACAACATCGCGCTCGATATACGTTTGAACAGATTGTTCTGAAAGCGGAGCAACTTCAACGTCCGGCGTAATGATCTTACCGCGCTCGTACTTCCAGCCGTGCTGGATCAGACCGCAGCCGTATAGATTCGCATTGATAAGAACATCGAGACACTTCTGCATCCCACGACAGTCGCGAAACTGCGCTTCGAAGAGTGCATCGTGCTTGCGTGCGATTGCCGCCTCATCCGCAGTCTCTCCCGCACCCATATAGCGAATCGGAGGAGTCGTCCCGAACACCATATTCATAATCCGAGCAGCATGGCTCCAGATGATGGTGTAGAGAACTGGGACGGAGAGAGTGTGTTTATGGACGTGATACCGCCCCGAGCGCACACCACGATAGAGATCGTAGATCTTGGGGAGTTGGCGGCGATAGCTCCAGTACTGTTGTTCAGAATGCGCCCGGAGATCGTTCGCGTACTTCACTATCGCCTCGCGACGAATAGTCTCAGTAGCGAACTCCGGGATCATGCTAGCGTAGGTTGTCATAGCTGTGCTGATTCAGGGACGATAACTGAGGTCTGGGCGAAGCAGGCGGGGCACTGCCAGAAATAGGTGCCTGGCGATAGCATCTGCATAGTGGGCGGATTATGGTCGGGATGTTGACAAACATACGGAGGTGATGCAACTCGGACGAAAGGCATCTCAACCCCGCTGAAGTTGGGAAAAGAACGTCGGAAGTGTTAGGTGGATTGGCCCATTCGGACCAACCACGAAGCCGTGATCTTGTACAAAGTTTATCAGATCCCTGACCAAAATACAATCCATTCCGCAATATTGCAACAACTTCACCATCGTTTCCGCCCCCTCTTCTCCACCCTTGAGCGCCGTCTTGTACATCTCCGGTGCCATCGCCCCAGATCCAGACTTTCCGCGCCCCAGAGTGTGCCGGGACACATTCTCCAAAGTCAGCCCCCGCCTGCTACCGACAGCAGTAACAAGGGCGTCTAGGAGATCGAAGTGCGTACGAACGTCGAGTTTGCGCCCAATCATTCCTTCGATCGCGGGGACATCGAAACCGATGCCGTTGTACGAGATAGCGACAACTGGAGCCTCAAGAGCTGAAGCCAGGCCTTCAACATCCTGCGGTCCGTAGAGCCACGTTTGCTTGGTCTCGCTGTCGTACACTACCGCACACGACAATCCAGCCAAGCCTTTCCTCGCGCCATCCCAGCCTCCAGGAGTTTCCTCGATTGTCTTAGCAATCTCAATGTCGAAGATTCGATACGGAACACTGTCCATCTACTGCCGCCTTTCTGTTAACTCCAAGGATCTGCGTTATCCCAGATTGTATCGATTACGTCCGCTGTTCCAGTTGGATCGCGCCACGTATCGCCGATGAGTTCGCCATCATCTGGACCGACCTGGCGAACACCATAACTATTCGCTGACATATATGGCGCTTGAACGACATAAATGTCGGGATGAAACAAATCAGCGGCGGCATCCGCAAGATCCTTGATTCCTGAGACTTCGAACCGAGACATCTGCGAGAGTAGTTTGTGGGAACCAGGTGCGCCGCGCACAATCTTTATGCGCCCATCGGCCCAGAAGCCCGCAGCCACCCGAAGTCGCTGGATTTTCTTCGACTTCTTACCACCGCCACGAGGAAGTTCTGTCGTTGGAGGACAGATGACTTTCTTAGAATGGCACATATTCATGAGATAGTGAAACCAAGCCCCGATCTTTCCCGGCGATCGCTCGTCGGTGATGTTGTAGATCCTGCGGCGCTTGAGTTGATATTCTTGGATCTTTAGGACAAGCGCCATGGTAAACTCTTCAATGCGATCTGTGCGCGATGAATAGCATTCGTAGACATAGTAGTCAGCCTTTGTCGGCCGCGAGTCGCGCTTGGCGATCACATAAACAGATTCGCACGCATCCTGCGAGACTTCTTGAGGATCGAGTTTAAACGCCGTATCTACACAGATAATAAAATCACCAGGGATCTCAGCAGCCGCTTCAGGCGAAACATATAACTCACCGAGCTGGGAGATATCGAGGCCCATGTGATCTCCACGAGCCGGCTGGTTCATCATCTGATTCCAGAATTCGAGCGTATTAGAAGCTTCATACGCATCGAGATCCTTCGTCGTGTTCAACTCGGGAGCGATAGACTCATTAGTGTCTTCTTCCCGGGCTGTCAAGTGGTAGACGTCCCACTCCCCCTTCTCCGAAATCTTAACATCAGGATCCCAGCACGACTGCCCGGTCCAGCTTCGGACGCCCTCCTGGTGCTGATAATGCCCGTGGGGATCATCGTTGTTATAACGAGTCATCGTGATTTCATACAGAGAACACTCGGGCATCGCGGGGCGCGTCGCAATGATTGACGTATTCGCCGTCTGCAAGTGAGCACTGCCCTCGGCAGTCTTGAGTTTTTCGCGATCTACGGGATCATCGAGTTCAGCGATTTCGGGATGGTGGCCCTTGTACCCAGTTGTGATGGAGAAGATTTTGTAACTTGGTTCTTTCCTGGCGGTATTGCGCCGCGCGGCATGAACTAGCTCGTCGCGGGTGTTCTTACGCTTTGGATCAAACCAATTCCCATAGTAGAGATGATAAGCCGCATACGCATCCAGCCCTCTGTAGATCTGGGGGATGGAGGCGAAAATGTCCCGAGCTAGATCGTCGTCTGATGAGCCGAGGCGAACGGCAAAGTCTGGATTCTCTAGATGCGCCCACATCTTCGAACCGACATTGTGCGCCGTCTTCAGGAAGCCTCGGGGAAGCGCCGTCATCAACTTCACGCGGCAAGGCACCCCCACCTGCTTATAGGCGTCGAACATGCGATAGTAGTGATTCTGCTTCCACTCGCAGTAGGGCTTATGTAGCTTGCGAGTGAACCACTGTTTCGCAGGTTCATTGCGCATGAACGCCTGCATGCCGTGGATCTTCGCCATATACCAGTAGAACGAATCTGGGTGGCGAGACCGAGGCGAGCACACATGCCGCCAGAAGTTACGCTGCGAGAGCGTAGGCCAGGGCTTCAGGGACTGGGTGGGGGTGTTAGACGCCACGGCGATTCAATTTCCTGCTTGCGCTTCGTGATGAGATACTTCTGCACCATTTCGGCCACCCACTTTGCACGCTCACCAGAACACTCCCACCGCAACCCGGGGCGCGATCGCGCACGTGTCTTCCCAATCGATGAGATCGAGCCGCCACAAGTTAGCTGAATGCATTCGAGAGTGTAGCGATCGCAGTTCGTAACACGCAGCCTGGCATCGTAATAGTTCGAACCTGCGCGGCGGGTGATGTAGAAGTGTCCTTCACCATCAATGAATCCGGCAAGCCACATCTTTCGAACTTCGACTAGCTTAGCGCTTTTTGTTTCGCTTTCGCTGCATTGAGGCTGCGATGGCAAATCCTTGGGCACGATCTGCGGGGCTGTTTGGATTGAGTAGTCTACCTCCGCGCCCGGCATGCTGCTGTCCTGCGAAGAGTTCGTCAACAACAAGCTTGGCTTTGCTTCCGCTGAAGATTGAGTCTCGCTCATCTGACCTCGCTTTGGGCGACATCCGTTTCGCCACCGTTCTTACCTCCGTAGCCACCACAGCAAATCAATGAACTGCAAATCGAACATGGAACTCACCGTCCTTGTTTTGACGCATCCTTGTTATCGGGGTCGAATCCACCAACTTCTATAGGCCAGGATAACTGCGTACCTTGGGGCAATATTATACAATCACCAACACCAGTGCTATCGGTCGAATCAGGCGAACAGAGAATGTATCCACTCACGTCATGCGAACCCCATTCTGTATGATGCGGTGCGGGGGTCGGAGCTGCTGAGATCTGGCCTGCTGTCGCGCGGATGAACAGCATTAGTGCGATAAGAACTCCGCCAAGAGCAAGTAGTAGACATTCAGAAAACTTCATTTCACGCCTCTTCGAAAATAGGTTGCGATTGCTCGTCCGGCTTTGCTCTCCGCTTCTGCTCCTCTTTGAATCGTGCCAATCCCCGCACCACAGCAGTCTTCACAGCCTCCTCACCACCCCAGTCCGCAAGAGCCTCGACTATATCCGTCGCTTCATCGATCCCCTCCTCCAAGGACTGGGGAGGAGTCGGCCCGACATCCTCGCGAATGGCGTCGCGCTGCTCCATGTCTTCGAGCGCCTTCGAGGCGCGGATAACATGATCCGCCGCTCCGTGCGCCACCAGGGCTTCCAGCTTCCTGCGCCGGTAATCCCGATCCATCGGCACCAAGCCTTCGATGACGGCTTCTGCTTCTTGGGTGAGAAGCTCGTCTGTCGAAAGTCCCGGGACCTGGGGGGGTGCGTTCGTGTCGTCAGGATCGCGCATCGTAGCCGGAGTATGGGCGAACTTCTCAACAAGCCCCGCCTGGATGAGTTCCTTGCGGATGCGAGAGACTGTGGCTTGAGACGCGCCTGTGGCCTTCATGGTGTCGGCTATAGAGGCTAGTCGATTGGCTAGAACCCATGATCTGATACGGTCTTGGCGCTTTGAGCGTTGGCTGGGGGGCATCTTCATTGCAAAGT